GCACGCTTCCTAACAGTTGTCAACCCCCTCTAATCACCTCCGAGGAACTCTCATCACCATTGCTAATCATTCCCCTCTGAGGATCATACAGAGGCACTTGACAAACTATCAGATATCTGGTATAATTACCTTGTAGAGGTTCAGAAACAGACCTAGTATCTTTCCGACTTATGCAATACATTATCTACGACAACACAGAGACACTTAGAGCATCATTCGTAAGTGTCTATGACCTTGAGAAGTTCATCGATGGTATTAGAAACTCTCGGGGAGATAGTTACCCAAATACTCCGAGAATGTCTACGTTTGATTACATCAAGACTATCGGATGGTACTGGGAGATAGTTGACAAATCAGCAGAGGTTAGTGTATAATAGCAGAGGTTATCGGAGGACCTGTGAGTAACACTTAGCGGCAGTACTAAATGTAACTTAGGCAGTTATATTGGCCCCCGTAAATATAAAACAAGCCACTACCCTAACCTACAAAGGTTCCCCAGAGCGATCGGTATATAATATCAAAAATAATTTTCATAGGACTTAAAAAAATTTCTGAGGTAAAAAATGGATGCTAAGACTCGCGTAGATAGACAAGACACTCGTGTATGGGCATTAGAGCAATTAATTAGATTGGAGTCATTTTTAGATCCTAGGATGTATGAGTGTGCAGACTATTATACATCTGCATATGGATCTCAGGTTGTAGAAGATCTATATAAACTATGGGTTGAGTGGAAAGCAGAACATCTGTCAGATAACCCTCAGGTAATTAATCGTATGTAAGTTATGTCTCAAAGATTCACAACAATATTAGAGGAAGATGATTTTGGTGATCTAATTCTTAATATTCCACATGAAGTATGTGAGGAATTGGGATGGGACATTGGAACAGAATTAGAGTATGATATGTCAGAAGACAACACAGCATTCACATTAAGGAAAAAGGTTGATGAGTGAAGAATTAATTGAAGTATCTGTTGAACAAATTGGAGAGTCTCTAAAGACTATCAATGAGTGTCTACAAGTACTCGGGAAACGCTTACAGGACGTTGAAAAGTATGTTTCCGAGTTACCCACACCAGATAAGACTTATTACAAACCAGAGGCATATGAAGACTATATGAATCTGAAAGAAAATTTTGACGAAATCTATAAAAGGTTGGGGAATATAGAAGATGGGATGTAAGGGAGACATACTAACAACAGATGGTAGTGATGCTATTTGTAATAGTACTCATTGTCATAATTTCACCCCGCCGAAACCACCGTCTATAGGTAATGGAACAGGTGTGAGTATAGAATTTAAAGAATACCCCCCTGCGACGATTCGTGATCCTGCATCATCTGGTAATTATAATATTCCGAAAAGGGATGCTGATGCAGTCATGTATAATTCAACTGTAACTGAATATGATAGTACATTAGGGGCACCACCTGCTATTTGTGGGATGGCAACTAAACCAGATAATTGCAGTTTATTGTTTGGTATGGATAATTTTGATGTATCTGTACGTGCTTTTGATTATGTTCCCAGTCAATTATCATTCGACTTTCAATATTCAGATGCATATTTCTCATATCTGTATGATACTTCTAGTGAAGCAGGGCATGTTGGTATAGCAGCATATCATTTAGAAGAAGAGGATGAGACTACTACAAATACCACTGCTGGGGATCCTGGAGATGCATCTGCCGTTCCTCCAGTACCTGCAACTCCAGGCACTTCAACATCAGCATCTAGTGGTGGTGTACGATGTATTCCTTGTACCGCATTTGGATGTACCACTGCTTCTACCACATTAAGTTATTCGGGTGTTGAAGATTTAACTGGTGATCCAGATTGCCCACATCCAGCATTATTTGCTATTTCATCAGAGTCACGTAAGATTGCATTTAGTTATGATCAATTTTCAACTCAATTACCTGATGGTGTTTTAGGGTTTGAAATTAGTTATGATGGGGTAACCTATGCCAATGCATGGGATACTGTAGAATTGACTGGTATTCCATATGTGTCAAGTCAAAATCCATGGACTGTTAATGATGCAGGATATACAGATTTTGATATTTTTGATATCAACGATGGTGTAAATGCAGTAGATTTTAGAGTAAAATTTAGAGTTGAGACTATTGTTGACGATACTGTTGATCCTGCAGTAGTAACTGGTACTACATGGCGTGTTAGTGAGCTATTAAACAATGGAACAGGATTCTCTGTAGGTCAAGTATTTCCTATACAAACATCAGTTCGTCTATCAGATAACACTGTTGTAGCACTAACAATGAATATAAGGATTACTTCTGTTGGTCCTATTGAAACTTTAGGTGGTAGTAATGTTCAAGGTATTTTAAGAACGACTGATACTATCAATGGACATACAATTCTCCGTGTTTTTCACACTGAAGTAGGTGAATTTCCGTATCACATTGCATATGTTAACGGAGATGGTGGTAATTTTACTAAAGATGCACAATATACCTCTAATAGGAATCATACTATCACGGTAAAAGCAGGTTATGGCATTCCAGATCGCGCAATGTTGGTTGGTTTATATGAATTTTTAGATAAATCAATACAATATGTTACTGGAGATGTGAATAGAGATGCACCAGATGTGCTTAATTCTATACAAAAACCATTAGCATTCATTTCTTTAAACGAAAATGGTGGTATTAGTGATGTAAATATCTCTTCTGGCGTTTATAGTTTCAATCTTTCAAGTCTTGACACTTTAAATACTACTACTGCGTTAACTTCATATAATGCTGAGGACAATGTTGCAACTTCTGGTGGTACTGGAAGCGGATTAACAGTCGATGTTGACGTTGAGAAAACACTTATTGGCGAGAATTCTGGAAATACTGTTGAAATTGACCGTATTGCTACGGTATTAGTAAATAATCCTGGTTCTGGGTACTCTGCTGGTGATATAATCACTATTTCTGGCGGATCTGTAAAACTTCAAGTCAATGAAATCACTCATGGTGGGTTTAATCTAGATCAATTAGACGGAAAACCTGTGCTAGGAGTTACTAGTCCCGCTGATAACACTACTGGATTCTCAAATAAGAGAACTAATGATGGAAATCCTGAGTTTGAGTTATCACTTAGTCCAAGTGAGCTCTCTTTTCAAGTAGTTACAACAGAAAATGGTGTTGATGTTGAACCAATTTCTAAAGATGGTGGAAATAACCGCGCTGCAAAAATAAAAGCAACGGTTACTGGATCAACAGTAACTTCTATAAAAGTTATTGATGGAGGATCTGGGTATAGTGTAGATCAGAGACCTCAATTAGTACTTGATAATCAACATGAGGTTGTGACAGAGATCGTTCCTAACGATGGTTATAGGAATGATTTGGTTCCTGAGTATCAGGACATCCTAAAATCTGTACCTCGCGAGCAGACGGTGTTATCTCAACAAGAGTTGCAAATAATTGATGATTCTTATAGTGAAGTACCTCAAGAAATGGACAATTCTCAGAAACAACCTCCTATGGAGATTAAACTTGATCCTGATAGAGAGCGTCTTCATCAACGTAGTCAACGTAAACTGAGTAAAGAACAGACAGAACCGTTAAAGACTACTATTGTTCCAGACTATGATTTGACTTATCTAACAAATACTCCAATTCCTACAAGTACTAAAAATATTATTATAGATGATAGAACAAGAAGTCAAGAGACTGTCTTACAAAATATTGCTGATATCACTCAAGAGCAAGTACCTGAGTTTGTTGAATTTCCAGAATCTAAAGTACAGACTTCGGTAGGTAGTTTTACAGAGTTACCTCAAGCGTCTGCTTTCACTAAATATCTTTTAAGGCAATATCGTCCAGATCCTACTGAAGTTGCAACTATTACAGTTACTTTAGGTTGCACACCTGTTAATATTGGTACAGCACATTTTACGTGTGTTACACCATTAGCACAAGCAAATACATCAACCACTACATCAAATGCTGATGGATCATCTACAACAATATCAAGCACTTTTACAATGCTTGCTCCTATACTAGGTCCTGGTTGCCAATCATGGGAAGCATCTGGTGAAATGACTGTCTGGCATTCTTTGAGTAATGATGCTCGATTAGTAGTGCAGGCAGCGGCAGCATTTGGAAATCCATTCTTCGATAGTTAACTATGGCAGCAGCAGCACTATACATGGGAACCTGTAGTGGGCATACAGCAGGGGCTTCTGGGTCTACACACCATCCAGGACTAGGTGGACCTATTCTACCTGGTTGTACGATGCCACCTTTGGATCCAAAAATCGTTCCTATGCCAGTACAGGCTATGAATGCCACTACCTTGTGGCCGCCCACTCCACAAACATCCTTGCTTGACTTAACGAGGACTGTTAGAATTAATCTTCTTGGTCCTATCTTGGATCAAGATCTTTTAATCCCACACCCAACTCCAACTGTACATCAGGTTATGTATACTGGCATTCCAAAAGGATGTCCACCTGGATCAGTGACAAATCCTGCTCATTGGTGTACAATAGGTATGGCGGGTGGACGTGAACCAGTTGTGGGGCACCCTCGTAAATTATACGCTACTTGTGTGTCGGTTTTTATTAATGGTCGTCGTGCAGGTAGATTTGGAGATCCTTTTGGGGATCAAACACCCGCATTTCCATGTACCTCTGTGGTAACTGGAGCTAGTATAAATGTTTTTATTGGACTTATTGGAGGTTAATTATGGCAAAAGTTAGAAAATCGCTCACAGGCGATAACATGATCGAGAGTCAACCCAAGAAATCCCGTCAGGGTGCTGGGCAGCATACTAAGTATGCCTCTACAAGTAGAAATAATGCTAAAAAACGTTATCGTGGGCAAGGACGATAAATATAATAGTATAAAGTCCTGATAGGGAGATGGCTTTAAAAAAAATAGGTGGTTCTAATTTAAAACGGTCGCGATCTTTTAAAGATTTCGCGATCAATTTTTCTAAGAATCCTTTCACGGACGATCTTTCTATCGTAAATAATGATAACTCCATTAAACAAGCAATTAAAAACTTAATTTTAACTGCTCCAGGAGAAAAACCGTTTCAACCCTTAGTTGGTTCGTCGGTAAGTAGTCTTTTATTTGAACCGCTAGATGCATTTACTGCAGATACTGTTGCGGAAGAAATAACAACGACAATCAATCAATATGAACCTAGAGTACAACTTACAAATGTAGATGTTACTCCAATTTTTGAAGGCAATAAACTAAATGTAACTATTGAATATCAAATAGTTGGTTTACCTATTGTTGAGACAATAGAATTTGTTTTACAGAGACCCGAGTAATGCAACCCAATAATTTAACAGCATTAGATTTTGAAGATGTCAAATCTTCAATCAAGTCATATCTAAGAACTCGAACAGAGTTTACTGACTATGATTTTGATGGATCTGCACTTTCATATCTAGTAGATTTACTAGCATATAATACGTACTATACTTCATTCAATGCAAATATGGCATTGAATGAGACATTTCTACCTTCTGCTACAATACGAGATAATGTTGTAAATATTGCTAAGTTATTAAACTACGTTCCTAGATCTATTAATGCATCTAAAGCGTGTATAAGACTTAATTTAAAAACTACTGCTGAAAATGGTCAGTATCCAACTTCAGTTACTTTGAAGAAGGGTTCTATTGTATCTGGTGGTTCTTATCTTTGGAATATTTTGAATGATATTACAGTTAGTGTAGATCAAAATACAGGTGAAGCAGAATTTGATCCTATTAAAATCTATGAAGGTAGTATAGTAACTTTCTCATATGTTGTTAATACATTTGGGAAACAAACATATAAAGTTCCATCAGAAGATGCTGACATTTCAACATTAGTTGTAAAGGTAAGACCAAATGAGTCGTCTACTCAGTTGGATCTCTATAGTCGTGCAGAGACAGTTGCTACAGTAACACCAACAACTCGTTCATATTTCTTATCCGAAACTGAGGATATGCGATATGAGATTAGATTTGGAGATGATAGTGTTGGTAGAGCAGTAAAGGACGGAGAGGTTATTGATCTTGAATATTTGGTTACCTCAGGACTTGCTGCTAATCAAGTTAGTTCGTTTAATTTTATTGGAAGAATTGAAGATACTGTTGGAAGATCATACTCTGCTACAGCTGTTACTTTAACTGTTAAAGAGAAATCTCAACAGGGAGATTCTGCAGAGAGTATTGAATCTATTAAGTATAATGCGCCGAGATATTATTCAGCACAATACAGAGCAGTGACTGCTCAAGATTATGCAATTATCACCAAAAATATTTACAATAATGCAGATTCGGTAGTTGCATATGGTGGAGATGCATTAAATCCTCCAATTTATGGAAAAGTTTATGTTGTTATTAAAACTAAAAGTGGTTCGAGTCTTAATGATGCAACAAAAAAACAAATCTCAAATCTGTTAAGACCCTACGCAATGGCATCTATTGATCCTGTTGTACTTGATCCTGATGATGTCTTTATCAATGTAAAAGTCTTTGCTCTATATGACACTGGTTGTGGATCAAATCCATCCGAGATTGAAACTGATATAAGCAGATCAATAGCAGATTGGGGATCACAGACAAAAATTAATAACTTTAACTCTACCTTTAGAGCAGCACAACTTGAGAAAGCAATCACGCTTTCAAATAATTGTATTACTGATACGTCACTTCAAACAACAATTTTGAAGTACATAACACCAAACTCCAACCAAACAAACACATATTGTATTGCTACAGGATCGAATCTATATAATAGTGCTCCTAGTAGAGATGGTGATGATGGTGGAGACTGTAAAAAAGAACCTGTAATTCTCTCTGGCACATTTAGAACTTCTGATAGACCTGGTGTTGATCAACAGTTTGAAGATGATGGTTATGGAAATTTAAGAACTTTTTATAATACAGGTATTCGCAAAATTTATACTAATAATGCTGCAGGAACAGTAAATTATGATACGGGGCAAGTCTGCTTTGGTCCAGTCAATGTCATCAGTAGTGGAACAACACCCATCCCTGTAGATGCTGTTATAATCACTGATCCTGCTACTGGAATTGGAGAAGTTACTGATAGTACTTTATTACCAGTAAATATTAAAATTCCAGTTCAATTCATTCCTGCTAATAATTCAACTATTCCAGCAACAACTCCTGGAACGATAATTAATATTATCTCACCAATCATTACAGTTGCTCCTGTAGGCACTATCGTACCTCCTACAATACCTCTAAATAGTTTGACGCCAACGGAATTCAATGTCACCCCTGCTGTTCTTGAAATTCCTGCCATATCCAACCCTGGTTCAATCAACGATTCTAGTTGCTTCTAAAGTTAGATGAATACAAATAAAGTCTCCCAGTCGATTGCTTCTCAGTCCCCTGAGTTTCTTAAGACAGAATATCCTCTGTTTAACAGATTTATTGAATATTACTATAAATCTCAAGAAAAGACAGGTCTAGGTCAGAATATTATCAATGACTTTTTGCAATATCTTGATATTGACAAACTGAATATCAATATCTTAGGTGGTTCTACAAAAGTAGTGGAAGCAATTGCTGCAGATAGTGATGAAATTGTTGTTGAAAGTGTTTATAATTTTTTAGATAGCAATGGTTCTATCCTCATTGGTGATGAGGTAATATATTACGAAACAACCTCAAGCGCACCAAATATTGCGTTAAGTCCTGGCATTTCCTATGATCAAGTAAAATTAAAGTGGACTGGACTTGCTCAGATTATTGATTTGTTTGATGGGACTGAAGTTCGGTTCCCTCTTACTTCCCAATCGTCTCCAATTTCTTCACCTTCGGCTGCACACCTTATTGTCAAGTTGTATGGCGAAATTTTAGTCCCTGCTGTTGATTATACAGTTGATGGGAATGATATCATATTTACAACTGCTCCAAGAGCTAGAACTACTGGAGATGATAATACGAATACTGATATTACATTTTTAAGTGGTTTTGTTGAAAATCAAATTGTTAATATTGACGATATTTCAGGATCTTTTGGGGAAGGTAAAACTCAATTTAGACTTACTAGTTCTGGTACTAAATATGAACCTGTTGCTGACGAATATATTTTAGCAGTTTATGATAACAATCTTCTTGTACCCAAGGTAGATTTCTTTATTGATGGAGATTTATTCATTTTTAATGAATCGCCGTTAAATGGAAGAATTCTTTCATTATACTCTATTGAGGCACCAATTCCTACATTTGGCAATAATGCTGTAGGATATGCACGTATCAATAATTCAGGTGAACTTACATCTATTAGTATTAATAATACTGGATCTGGGTATGAATATAAGTATCCCCCAAGAGTTTCTATACAACACCCAGAGGGTTCTGGTGCTTCAGTAACTGCTCTTGTTAATGGTATCAAAGATGCAACTTTGCTTGACGGTGGAAGAGGATATAGCGATACAAATCCCCCTACTGTTGTTATACAAAATCCAATTAATATTGATGCCGAAGTACCTGAGTTAAAAGCTGTTGTTACTAATGGTGCTGTTTCCAGTCTTGAAATTGTAAACTCAGGTAGTGGATACACATTTATCCCTAGAGTTTCATTTAAACAACCAGGTGGAGCAAAACTTGGAGTACCTACGGTTGTAAATGGATCTATTACAGGGACTATTCCAGTATTAGAGGGTGGTGAGGGATACACAACTGTACCAGAAATTTATATCGATGAACCAACGGGAGATAACCCTGTAAAACTAACTTTGCGAGCAGTTCTTACAAACGGAGTTGTCACTTCAGTAGACATTCTTAATAGTGGTCAAGGATACGAAGTACCACCCAGAATTGCAATTATTGATCCTACTGGTGCTCAAATTTTACAAACTCTTGTTGATGGTGACGGTAGAGTTATTTCCGTAGAGTTGTTAAATGGTGGTCAGGGATATGTTGATGTTCCTTCTGTTTATATTGTTGATAATTCAGGTGCTGGAACAGGTGCAACAGCAACTGCTAGCGTTTTTAATGGAAGAATTACTGATATTAACATCACCGAATTTGGATCTGGATACTCTTCTTCCAACCCCCCAAAAGTTATTATCCAAAATCCTCCAGAAGCAAGATCTTCGGTGCAAATTGGATTAAATGAAGTTACTGGTTTTTCCGTCTCTAAAAAGGGATCTGGATATACTAAAGCAAAATTTGAGGGTTGTGCAAGAGCAGTCAGTGGTATTACTTCATATGATGAAATTGGAAATGCTGTATTTTCAAATAATACTACAGCAGCAGTTGCTAGTGAAAATGTAGAAGTTAAATGTCTTGATGCCCTATTTGTTAAGAGACTACTAGACAAGTATACAGAACAGTTTCTTCCTGATGTTCCAGAACTTGATTATACTAAAATTGATGTACGAAATGCAATTAAATCTGTAAAAGATTTTTATTCTACAAAAGGAACTTCATTCAGTGTTGCATATTTATTTAAACTGCTTTATGGTGAAGAAGTAACAGTTTCTTATCCAAAGGATCAAATTACTAAACCATCTGCTGCAACTTGGTCTATTGATACTATTCTTAGAGCAACTATTGTTAGAGGGAATCCTACAGATATTATGGACGGTCTTCTAACTCAAGAAGAAAATATTGCAGATCCTAATATTACAGCAGCAAGTGCTTTGATTGAAAATTATATTTCTATTAAAACTTCTGATGTTGAACTATTTGAACTTGTTTTGTCCGAGGAAACTATTCAAGGATCTTTTGTAGTTCCATATAAAACTAAACTTGCTGAACCTTTAGATTCGACAAATAGTATCATTACTGTAGACTCTACAATTGGTTGGCCAGAAAGAAACGGCGAATTTATCATTGGTGACACAGAACTTATTCAATATAAAGAAAAGTCATTAAATCAGTTTATTGAGTGTACTCGTTCTGTAAATAATGTTGTTGAAGATT